TACCACCATCGATAGAATCGGCTGAGAATGCGTACATGCATTCGTTAGAGTTCCACTCAACGAATTGGTCTGAGTTTGCCATAACAAGAGGTGCATCATTGTCGATATATTCTTTCGCCAATAATGTGGTGCAAGCGGCACCTTCCGTGATACCATCGACTTGCACAATCTTGCATCCAGGTGCAATCAGATTCAACAGATATTTTAGATTGTAGGTTTCGTAGTGTTCTCTCTGAACCAAGAAAATATAGTTTGCTTCGATGTTCAGGTTTTCAACCACGACTTGAATCATGGGTTTGCCACGAACTTCGATCAACGGTTTAGGAAAAGTGTAACCAGCCTGTGCAAAACGTGAGCCTGCGCCAGCCATTGGAATCAAAACGTTCAATTTCTTGTCTCTCCATGGTAGAGACTTTTTGCTTGTACCTTCAATTGTGTTCATAAGGTCATAAATCCTTTGCATCATATATTCAGAGTTAACTTCTTTCGCATTTTCGACCGCAAGGAGGTGTGCTCCAGAGTCCAATGCGCCTTGGCGTCCAATGTGACTATCTTCTACAATAATTGTATTTTTAGGAAGTGCATCCAGTGCAGTCATGCATTTCCAGTACATTTCCGGATATGGCTTCGTGCGAGATACATCCTCATTACTGACATAGTAGTCAACTTCGTCCATTACACCAATACTTAGTAGAGATAATTTTACAGTTTCTCGTATAGAGTTTGATGCAACAGCAATTTTGTAACCACGTGCTTTAATCTTACGAAAGATAGTCTGCAACAAGTATTCTTTACAGAAGCCACGAACAAGATTAAATGTTGCATCTTGTTTATCTTTCCATACTTGGTCGTATACTGATATAGGTAGACCTTTTTGTGCGGTCAACATCTTGAGTTTTTTAGTCGTATTCAGACCATCGTATTTACTCAGATGTTCCTCACGTGTGATCACAAATCCTTCACCGACTTTCCTTAGTGCATCGTTGAGGGCGTCATAATGAAGTTCACGTGAATCAATCAAAACTCCATCAAGGTCAAAAATAACTAATTTACTCATGTTTATTAAACTTTCTTAAAATGGAACGAACGTCTTCAATAGGTGCATCAAGCGGCATCTTATGAAGTTCATACATATCGGGATTTTTAAAATACGCCATTAGCAACAGACCTTGGTCATCATCAACAAGACCAATGCTCATCAAATAGTCGAGTGCTTCTTTCATATCAACAGACAAAACTTGCCATTGTTCTTTTTGTGCAACGAATACACCGCCGATGATGAACACCACATTATTCTGTACAGCCTGAGAAACTTGTTGTTTTGCTTGTCTAGATTCTGGATCACGATAATTAAAATAATGCATCAAGCCTGGAGTGAAATCATATTCCCATGTTTTGTTTGTAGGAATATGTTCATCATCACGGCAATAACCAAAGTCAACCCATGCGGCAAACTCATTTGTGATTAGACCACGTTCAAATGCATCCGAAACATAGAATGCTTTGAGTGATGTAACACCAACATAGTCTTTCGACCAATATTCTGGATTACGAACCTGATAGGGATTAATTTTTTTGACAAACTCAGGTGATGTTTGAATTGCTTCAATCTTATCACGGAGTTCTTTGTGAATATTGAAGTAGTCATATTCAACTACTTTAATATTTGGAGAAATTGCGGCTAAACGTGGCGCAATGTCAGGTGAAGTATATACAATGATTTCAGTATCAATCTCACACATACGTGTGAAGTGGTCAATGTATTTGTCAACTGAACGTTGAAGATAGTGTGGAAGTGGTCCACCATTTTTCTCTTTGCTTGTTGACCAATCACCTCGGCCGATATCATAGAATGCAGTAACGATGCTAATTTTGCTCATTTCAAAGTCCCATATTTATTAAATTATGTAGTTTAAGTATTATACACGAAGTATTTAGGCGATGTGCCAGTATTGGTGTCCGAAGTAATAGAAAATTGGAATTTTTTCATATAATATTCCATCCATTCCGGAACACGATCATATTGATGTACGATAACGAAGTCTTTACCTTCTGCATTGTAAACAACACCATCTTTCATGTATGGCCTTTCTTCTAAAAGAAACGGACCGAAATCATTAAGTTGGTCTGGTTTATTTGTAACGTGTGCGTTAATTGCCCATGCATCACTCAATTTCATAAATACTGTTTCACTATCCCATGGCAAATATGAAAGCAACATGTTGTATGCGGCTTGATCCGCCACCCAATCTGGACGATTGCTCGACATTTGATATAAAGCAAAACACAATGATTTAATGTGTAAGGATGTGCCTGCTAAAATACCAACATTATAGACTTCATTCTCGCACACATCTTTATAAAAATATTCACCAAAATTCTTAATGATGTTATTTCGGTTCCAAGATTCATCTTTAATTTTAATAGCCTCAGATTGTGCAATAATTCCAAAATCTCTACTACCAAAAATCTTTTGCATGTATTCAGATGGATTCTTTTGAAAAATTACATCACGAACATCTGTAGTGATAACATATCGATAGTCAGAATTCTGTTTGAGATAATCATAGATGTATAAGAACCTCAACATGTGAATCATCATCTTATGTTCATTCTTTACTCGAACAACTGTGACACCAGCATCCTGAATTTGCTTTATTGTAATTTCGTCTGAATCAACAGCAACTAAAACTACATCACCATCAAAGCCGGATTCCTTTATTGATAGAATCCAGGGCTTTAATATTTCATATTTGTAATTAGTGTATACACCAATGATTAAGTCTTTTTCCGCCATGGGTATTCTCCATTCATTCTTTGTTTCATCGCTTCATTTCCTTTCATAAAGAAAACATCTTGTACCGAATCTGCTCGACTGGCTACTCTGTAGTTTACAGTATACTCACCATTCGTGTCAAATTTTGGTAAATTTTGCATCATAAATGGAGATAAAATTCTATCAACTTCTGGTTGCTCCTGTGGGTGCCTTGCACGGCGATACCAGTAAGGAGAGAAATGAATTGCCGCCATCTTCGGAATCATAAAGCAATTCACATCAATAAAATTGTCATCCAATATAGATTCCCATTTACCAAGAGATTCACAATCATCGTTACATATGTATGTGCCTTCCTGAGATACAATTTTCCTCAGAGAATATGCCCAATCGTTTCCTTGTTGAATAACGTCAACAAGCGATTCGATATGATTGTCTTCATACCAATTGTCCTGGTCAAGGAAACAAATATACTCACCGTTAGCAATATAAGACATTGCACCATAAATTCGGTGTCCGTTATATTGACTGTGACCTGTATTGTAAGGCAATTGAATCAGTAGGGCCTGTGAGCCTTCTAACATACCTTGTGTAGCTTTAGAATATTGTGGACCATCGGCTACCACAATATGTTCTATATTCGAATAAGTCTGATTGTTTACAGATTTCAATACATTATATAATTGATGACTACCTGTTGTTGGGGTAATCACCGTCACCAGTGGTTTCATAATTTAACTCCTTGTTACTTTCAATATCTTTTGTATTTGTGCTTCAATTACAGGCCCACGATTTGGCCACTTAATGATTGGTTGATCCGCAGTTTTGAGTAGTTTCATCAAAAAAGGAATAATAAGTTTTTCAGCTTCGGCTAGTCTAGCCTTATATTGTTCTACAGTATCTTGTTTTTGTGAAATGAGAGAATTATATTCTTCTTCATCGGTAGCGGTGAAGCCGAAATCAAAATCATCGTCATACTCACTGAGTATTTTTTGTGTGTCTTTGTCTAGTGGCATATTTCTATATTATTTTAAATCTATTCGAAATGCAAGCCCTGTAATTCCGGACCTAGATTTTCCTCGAATATCAAACTTTACTTTATTTTTTATTGAATCCACGTATCGACCATCTATTTCATAAAATCCCTTTGGACTTAATATACTATCCGCTACTGCTCCAGGATATTTTTTTAATGACAGTTCACCTGTCATAGATTCATATAATAATGCTGTAGTGAAATCTACATCATCATCAATAAACTTTAGTAATGATTCCATTAGCCGTGCCTTATTATTTGCTAACCAGTATTCGTAGTTCTTATCTTTAATGATTTTACCTTCTTTAATAAATTCGGAAATTACCTTTGGAGAGGCCTCTTGTTTAATTCTAGGTAAATTACTTTCTGACAATAATCGGGTAGGCATTGTTCTCAATTCTGTTATAATTGATTCCAACACTTTACTTTTTGTTCGATTAGGAATATGCTTGGCTGCGGCTTCAAAAAGTTCAGCAGTAGATGCTCCCTGACCTGAGGCCAATTGAACTGGACCGGCCATCTTAATAGAAGTTGTGTGCAATTTATTACCTATCTTAAAAACAACATCAGTCTTTGGTTCAGGATTAGCTGAGATAGATCCAAGCGGACTTGTTCTGTCATCCGAGTGCCAAGCCTCAACAGTATTTCTTCCTGCAAAAGTCATAACATGAGATACACATTGGTCAGCCTGCTTTAAGATTTTGTCAGAATAATTTCTACTAAACTTGGTTATTTTGTTATTCCTAATTTGTATCTTTTCTACAATACAAAATTCCAAATCTACACCTTCTGATGCGGCCATAATACACTCCCTCAAAAGGAAGTATTTATACTTTAAATCCTCCGAAATCTTTCTTCTTGAAGTTGCCATTCTGTTGAGGTTTTGCAACTGGATTGTGTCCAGCATCAGCTAGACCAGATTGTGCATCCTGTTCCACATCATACAGTTTCATCTTAGACCTGTCAACACCGAGAACGAATCTTTTGAATTTTGATGGATCAGAATATCTATTCTTCAACTGTTTCACCATAATCTGACCGAGTGCTTCAAGTTCTTCTGAAGAAATGAGAGCAAACATCAAGTCTGCGGTTGCTGGCAAACCAAAACTTTCACTTGTATCTTCGAGTCCGGGGTCGGATGAAGTAAAACCGGACCGTGTTGTTTGTGTAGCAGATACAATTGGGACTCCGAATTCAACGGCAAGTCCTCGCAATTCTTCTGCAATGGATTTAACATAAGTGTAGGAGTTGATGTTTGCACCTGCCTTAATCCTAGATGAACAACAAATATTAAGATAATCAATGAAGATAATATCAGGTACAAAAGATTTTTTAAGGTTAAGTTCATTTAACAAGGTTCTAAAATGTGTTGCTGAAGCAGATGCTGTTGGATATTCTTTAATAATTAATTTACCTGTGGTCATCTCTTTGACACGCTTAACCTTTTTATCGTACAGGTCTTTAGGAAG